TGGCGCTTTTTATGTTCTTATTGGAGTCCACGTTCTCGACTTTCAGGTCTTTAAACTCAGAGACAAGGAAGTTGCTTCCGACTCTCGGGTTGCTGGCCGATTTTAGCGTGATGGTGCCTTGGTTGTACTCTCCGTCACGCTGGGGAAAGTCGCCTGCGAGAACTATGATCTTTGCCATGTGGAATTGTCCCTAGGCAATCATTGCTAACTAACCATTCCGCGCCCGTAAGGTGCGAGCGTCAATGCAGTGACGATGAAAGGATGTGCCGTCAGTCCGTTGAGTGCCGAGCTGCACTGGCTGATCCAGATGCTGATCTCCTCGACGGCAGCAGAGCCTTAGGACCATGACGCTATGGTTGATTCGGTAGAGAGGCAAGATCATGTCCGACAAAGAAACCATAACCAGCTTGCGAACTGTCATGAACTCCCGCCAGGCAAAGCTCACGATCATCTGCAAGGAACTCACCACTGGGTGGAAGCGCATGGCCTATTGAGAGGCGAGAGCGTAGCCCATGATAAAAAAACGGTGCACCTTCAAGATATGCCAGACCGCGAAAAAGCCCGCGCTCGACGGGCTGGGAAGGGGGGATAGTGCCCGATCAGCTCAGTGTAGTCTGGTATAAGCGCCTGAATTGCTTGCGGCACGGATCTGCTCGATATCGACTACTGCGGCCTCGACAATCTCAAGGGCGTGAGAAATACGCAGCAACGCTTGCTCAGGGTATGCCTGAGTCGTAGGGGTAATCCCCTTCATGCCTGTGGCCAGTGCCAGCTGGATATCAGCCATACGAGAAAGCAGCGATAAGGTGAGTTTGTCAGAAACCATGGATCGATCCTATGGGTGGTCGAGACAGATTAGCCGGGGGAGGGTGGGTACGAAAAGCTCAGCGCTGGGCCGGGCTTAAATGATTCCGAATTCAGTCTGGATCAACAACTTCTTCCGGCGTCCACCTAGCTCTCAGATCCGCCAAGGCTTTGGCAATGAAGTCCGAGTTTGCGGTGATTACAGCCAGATGATCATCGATCCGGTCAGACACGTCTGCAGAGCCGCATTGGTCGATCCAGACAGCTATTTCTTCAATAGCGCAGTCGAGGGCCATGATGTTCTGGTTGAGGCGGTAGAGCAGGGCGGGGGTAGGATCGTCTGGCATGATGTTTCCTCCATCGAGAAGGAAAGCGTAGCCCAGTATGAGATGCAGGCGGGTCAGTAAATCGCAGACAAAGAAAAGCCCGCGATAGGGATTAGCGGGCTTAAAAATCTTGCAAGGAGCAGAAACAACGCTACGTGCCTGAGCGTGAAAATAGCGTGAACGCCAGAACGAAAAAGCCCGGCGCTGGGCCAGGCTTTAGCCATGTCAGAAAAACTGTTAATGGGCCTGTGCCACTCCACGTAGAACCGTAGCAGAAGCGGTTTGCGATCTAGCACTGGCAATGTTCCCTAGCGACACCACGCCAACTAGGCGCTTGTCACGGTTGAGTACAGGCAAGCGGCGGAGCTGAATGTCGGCCATGTTTTTTGCCACATGTTCAACGTCCTCATCCTCAAAGCAATAGCGGACGCCACCACTCATTATTTTGCTGATCGGGGTGTCCCCCGCGAGTCCTTTGGCTACGCCTCTGATGGCGATGTCTCGGTCCGTGATCATACCAACCAGGCGTTCTTGCTCCTCGATCATAATGGCGCCGCTGTCGATCTTGGCCATGAGGCTGGCTGCTTCTTGGATTGTGTGGCCGGGCTTGGCTGTTTTAACGTCCTTCGTCATTACTTCCGAAATCTTCATGAAAAGACTCCTCTTAAGTGATGATTCAGTGGGCAAGGACTGCCATTTATTTCGACTGAAGGAGGACGAAAGGGGTTCAGACTCTTTCACCCCCATTGGTCGACGCTAGGCCAAGCAACGCCCTGTCGGCAGGCCGCCGGGAGGGCTGTCTTGATCTCTGTTCTGCTTGGGGGTTCATCGTCCGCTCTCAGCGTGAAAGCCGATCACAAAAAAGAAGCCCGGCGCTGGACCGGGCTCTTTATGCACGTGGCCAAATCCCTTTGGCTGACTGCATTGTGCTGGGTAGGTGTGACGAAGGCGTGACAGGCAGATACGAAAAGCCCGGCGCTGGGCCGGGCTTTAGAGGGGAAATTCCAGTTCTAGTGCGCGTGGCGCTTGAAATGCGGATAGACCTTAGAGGTGGTCATGTAGATCGCCGCTGGGTTCGGTATTACACGAACTCTGTTGATTAGCAGTCCGATGAACATTGCCAATAAAGCCGTAACGAAAAACACCATAAGGCAGATGGTTCCCGTCAGAGGGTTTCTGGTCAAGTACATCTTCATGACCGAATCAGTAATGGCCATGCGCTCCTTACTCATTGTCGAGTTCGGATTTTTTGCCAAAATGCTGACGAGAATCACAGGAAACGCCAAAACGGTCATTATCGGCAGGAAAAGCCAGAAACGAGCGTTCATGTAAAATTTTTCAGCGGCATCCTTCTCGGCATCCGTGACCCCGTGCTTTCCGAAGTACTCTACGAGCAGATCCGCCGCTCGATCACGATAAACAAGAGACCTGCGTCTGCACACGACCCAGTAAGCAACGATCAAGGTCGCCCCCAGTAGCGGTAACAGCAGTTGGCTCATGGTTTTTTACCTCCTAATTGACCTTTCCCTGGCTTTTTCAGCGCTTTCTTCCCTTGTCTGACCTTCGTATCAGCCGTTTTCTCCTTGCCCTTCAGGCCAATGCTCCATACGTAAGCAATGTAGAAGGGGAGCAGCGCTGCCAATATCACAACAGTATCGGCCACGCCGGGCGATTTAGCTGCTACGGCGTTATAAAGATTTGTAACAGCGTCGATTATCGTGGCTATCCCATCAACCCAAGAAGCTGACGGTGTTTTGTCTGGACTGGCCATGCTACTCCGTTAGTAGGCTATTTATTATTTTTCAGATGCGCGGACATCCTGCAACCCAGCGCCATTTACTCAGCCTTGCCCCGCACAATCCTTCCCGCCTTCACCTCATCCGCGTGGCGACCGATCTTTCTCTGCTCCGTCGTCAGTATCTGGCAGACTCTCCTCAACTCGAAAGCATCACGCGTTGTCTTTGCGCGACTGGCCACATCGGTTAGCTCAACGATTGACCACCGAATGACGGCCGCCAAGTCCTCAAGATCGTAGAACAGCTCCTGCTGGGGCGTTCTGACGCCGTCGAGTCCTTTCATAAGGTCTGTCATCTACCTAGCCTCCCTAGTAATCACACCGCTTTTGACTTCATCAGCGTAAGCAGCCAGCCGATCCTCATCGGCATGGAACACGGTGCACATCTTCAGCAGTGCCTGGGCATCTGCTTCATTGCCGGCCAGACTCAGCCGCTCGGCGACTCGCATCAGCTCGACGGCTGACCATTTGAGATCGGAGGCGACACCCTGGAGGTCGCGCTTCAGGTCTTGCTCTGGTTTGTTGAGCCCCACGATCAAACCCCTCTGCCATCTAAAATTTCTGAAGCGCCCGCACAACAACACCGACGATTCGACAGTCCTCAGTGAACGGCTCGATTCTCCAAGCTGGATTCAGCGGTTTGAGGAACAGTTTGCCGCCGTCATTGACGAGCTTCTTGAAAGTCGCCTCATTGCTATCTGGCAGCTTAGCGATCACCAACTTGCCGGGAGCAGCCTCAGCTTCGGTATCGACAAGAATCAATGTCCCCTCAGTGATGCTTTGACCGACCGGAGAAGTCATTGAGTCGCCTTTAACCTCCAACCAAAAAGCAGCACCCTTCGAGTCGTACTCGGAAAACTCGTAGCGATCTGAGAAGCCGGCAGGGTAGGGCTCGACTGCCTCGGCCCAGGCGCCGGCGGCGACCCAACTGATCACTGGGTAGCGGTAGGACTCAACAGGCTGGCGAGATTCGCCCACGTTCGACTCGGCCGCCGCTGTGTTGATCATCTGACCAATATTCTCAGACAGCCAGATGGCGCTCACCCCGCACGCATGCGCAATTTTCGGCAGGTGTGCGCTTTGAAGGTTCTTTCCAGTTTCCAACTGCGAGATCACAGGCTGCTCGACCCCCGCTTTGAGAGCGAGAGCCTTTTGCGTCAGCTTGGCGTGAATTCGTGCGGATTTGATTCTTTCGGCGAGTGTGCTCATCCGCTGGAATTTATAAGTTCCCTTATCGGCTTGCAAATAAGTGTCCTTCTACTTAGGATATAAGCAGGCTTATCAGGAGGGATCTCAAATGACCCCCATCGAAAGGCTCGTCGATCACTTCGGCGGGCAAACCAAAACAGCTCTGGCTCTCGGCGTATCTCAGGCTGCGGTTTCGTACTGGGTGTCTGGCATTTACTTGATGAGCGCAGTGAAGGCATTCAAGGCGGAGGAGCTTACAGGCGGTGAAATCACCGCTCGCGAACTCTGTTCTCGCCATCAGCCAGCTCGCAAATCAGCCGCCTAATCCATCCCTCTCACACCGAAAGCGGAAGTGAACCAATGGCCTACAAAAACAAGACGCATCGCAACACCCACCAGCTGAAGTCGCGCCTCAATGATGCCGCTTACGCCGCTCTCCAGGTGGAAGCGTTAGCGCGTGAGATTCAGCCGGGCGCCTTGGTTCGCGACCTCACGTTGGCGGCTCTGCGGTTCAAGGAGGATTACGGGTACTTCCCGTTGATCGATGACAGCGAATCGGACGAGCTGGACGGCTTTCCAGCACTGGGCGAACTGGCCCGCGAGCTGAAAATTCAGCCTGGCGCATTGGTTCGCGACCTCATACGTGCGGCTCTGAAAGCCAGGCGAGAGCAGGACACGATTTCCCAGGTTAACGACAAGAAACTTAGCGCCTGAGTAGGCCATGGAGGAGGCACCAATGTCCGCAATACCCGAAGCAGGGCAGTACACGCAGGACGAGAAGGACGAGCTTGAGCGCTGGGCTGACGAGGTTGGTATCGGCATGGATCAACTCGCTGACCGGATTTTGCAAATGACAGAGCGGGCGGTCGAGCGGCGCAGTGCTGCTCGCCTCGCAGCGGATAAAACAACCTTGCGAAGACGCCTCGCTGATCACTGCGCACAAGAGGCGCAGACAGGAAACGTGGTTTCAATTTTCCCCGTGAGGTAACGGTCTGGCCCCTTATTAGGGGCCAGCGCAGTAGCGATTGGGCCAAGCGGAGTTGGCACCTAATAAGGGGCCAAGAAGAACAGAAGGTCATGGATTCGTCCCTGATCAGTTGATGAACAGAGTTTCTCCAAAGTAGTGGCTCGACGCCACGTAACGATTTTCGGGGTGTTACATGCAATCACTGATGAGAGCCATCTACGACGTAGTCGACGAGCACGGCACCAAGAAGATCGCGGAAGGCGCGAGCTTCACGTCTCGCACCCTGTTGGCCCAGAAAGCCAACCCCGACTATGACAGCCACAACATGAACGTTGCCGAGCTTGATCGGATCATGGCGTTCACTCGTGACTTCCGCCCGCTGGCGGCCTGGGCGGATCGCTTCGGGTTTGACCTGGTGGAGCGTGAGCGCCCGGCAGCGAAACCGCTGATGGTTGCGCTGTGCCATTTGACCGCCGAATGCGGCGACGTGGGTCGTTTGATCTTCGACGCCACCGCCGACAACCACATCAGTCAGCACGAAAAAGCCCAGGGCGACAAAGCCATCCAGGAAGCCATCGACGCGCTGCACGTGCTGCGCGAATCGCTGAAGGCTGCCTGATGAAAACTGAATTCCAACAAACAGCAGGCGAAAAAAAACCACCAGGCCCGGTGGTTTCTTCAACTGCGTACAACGTAAAGCATCTGTGAGGCGAATCATGCAGAGTTCTAGCGCTTCTGTAAATACCCCAACTAATGCCGCGACACATTTTCATTACTCGCAAAACGTGTCGCGCCTCAAAATTCGTTCTCAGGGAGCCATGTAATGCCTCCCGACAACATTATCCAGCTGAACAGCAGCAGGGGATTCACCCGTATGGACAACAGCCTGATGGAGGCTTTGGCTACGGTTGACCTGCCAGCGCGCGAACTGCGCGTTCTCATGGCCATTGCACGGCAGACCATCGGCTATCAACTCGAAACCAAGCGCCTGACCGCCGACGATATCGGCAAGCAGACCAACATGCGCCGAGACGTCACGTCGAAAGCGATCAGTCATCTCCTTGAGCGTCGAATCATTTTTCGTGTAGGGGGGAGCCGAGGTGATATCGGGATTTCCCCTATTCGCGAGTGGTCCTTCTATGAGGAAAAACCTGTAAATCTCACTGAGACCAAATCGTCTCACTCAGCCCAAATCGTCTCACTGAGACCTGATGCGAGTGAGACCAAAACGGCAACTTGCCTTCTTTATACAAAGAAAGAACCCCTATTAACTCTTCCTTCGGAAGAGATTAATCCGCCCCAAGAGCAACCGGAACAACCGAAGCCTGATCGCAAGGCTCCGTTCGGCATGACCCAGCTGCTGGCCGACAACCCGCACAACGTCCCTGAACAACTGCTGGCCGACTGGCTAACCCAGCGCAAGGCCAAGCGCGCCGCCGTCACCGCCACCGTCTGGTCAACCGTCAACGCTGAGCTGACCAAGTGCGTCGAAGCCGGGATCACCGCCGCCGACGCGATCACCGAGGCGCTGACTTCTGGGTGGCAGGGATTCAAGGCGTCCTGGGTGATCAAGCGCATGGCCGAGTCGGCCCCGGCGCCGGTCGCGCAGTCCCGTCACACTGGCTTCGCTGACCGCAACTACACCGACGGACTGATCCAGAGGGAGGACGGTAGCTATGCGTTCTGAACCAGTACAACCGACCCCCGAGCTTCCGCCAGGAACTCGCATCCAGCCCGCCTATTGCGAAACCCACGGTGAGTTCGAGCAGAAGATTTTCTCGGTCATCGGCCGCGAGCTAAAGACCGGTTGCCCCGAGTGTTCCCGCATTGCCCAGGAAGCGACGGATGAGTCCGAGCGCCAGAGCAAGGCGCTGATGCTCCGCATGGCCATGGAGCGCAAGCTTGGCTCGGCGCTGATCCCGAAGCGCTTCGCTGGCAAAACCTTCGAAGGCTACGTGGCCACCACCGCCGAGCAGCAAAAAGCGCTGAACACCTGCCGCCGGTATGCCGCTGAGTTCTCGCAGATCGCCGAGTTGGGCCGCTGCCTGTTGCTGTTAGGAAAGCCCGGAACCGGCAAGACTCACCTGTCGGTGGCGATCGCGAACGAGATCATGGCCCGATCGAGCGCCACCGCCGTTTACCGCACTGTCGGCTCCGTACTGCAAGCGATCCGCGCCACCTACGACCGGACCAGCGAGCAGAGCGAAAGCCAGATCCTCTCGAGCCTCGTCAGCCCGTCGCTACTCATCCTCGATGAGATCGGTGTCAGCAAGGAAAAGCCCAGCGACTTCGAGCTGACCACGCTGTTCGCAATCATCAACGGCCGTTACGAGGAGCAGCGCCCGACGGTGATCGTTTCCAATCTGGATGCCAAGGCATTGCCGGCCGCGATCGGCGAGCGGTGTGCGGATCGTCTGCGGGAGGGCGGGGTGATCGTCATTCCGTTCGAGTGGGAATCTCAGCGCGGCAAGGAGGGCTTTTGATGGCTATCGACAAAGAGAAATTGAAGGCGTTGCTCTGGGCTGAAGCAGCCTCATTTCGAGCCGACTGCGCTGACTGGAAGCGTAACACCGAAGCGCTGCAAGACTTCCTCGGCGAGAAGACCGTCGAGGAAGTGGCGCTGGAGCTGCTGGCCGAGAACGAGGCACTGCGCAAGGATGCCGAGCGGTATCGGTGGTTGCGCGAGGGCGAATCTGGAAGCGCTCAAGATCGAATGGTTCGAGTTTTTATGCGCGAAGCGCTTGATCAAGAGATCGATTGCGCCATTAAACGGGAAGCTCGGCCATGACCGACAAGATAAGCGTCAACAGCCCGGCCAAGCTCACCGAGGCCATCACCAGCCTGACCACCATGTACCGCGACAAGAAGTTTGTCGTTGTCTCCCTGCGCCCGGGCAAGGACCGCACCCTCGATCAAAACTCGTTGTGGTTCGGAATGTACAAGCGCATCTCCGAGATGACCCAGATCGGTGATGCGGCCGACGCTCGGCGCTACTGCAAGCTGCACTTCGGCGTGCAGATCCTGCTGAACGAGGACTCGGGGTTCCAGGCAGCGTGGTACCGGGTCATGCGTCATCTGCCCTACGAGGAGAAGCTGGCCATGATGGGCGAGTGCAAGCTGTTCGGTCCTGACGGATTCCCCGTTACCAGCCTGTTCAACCGCGCCCAGGGCGTGGCGTACACCGACCGCATCGCCACGTTCTTCACCGGCCAAGGCGTGGTCTTCACTGATTTGCTGAGCAAGGAGGCTGCATGATCGCCAAACAACCCAAGCCGAAGAAGTGTAAGAACCCCGCGTGCGGAATCAGCTTCCCGCCGCAGCGCCTGGGTCAGGCCGTGTGCAGCCCCAAGTGCGGGCTCGCCATTAAAGATGTGAATCAGGAGAAGGCTCGCAAGTCGCTTGCCCAGATCGAGCGCAAAGAGATCAAGGTCCGCAAGGAGAAGCTGAAGAGTCGGGCCGACCACCTCAAGGACACGCAGATCGCTTTCAACGCTTGGGTGCGCGAGCGCGACGCCGAACTGCCGTGCATCAGTTGCGGCCGCCACCACCAGGGCAAGTACGACGCGGGGCATTACCGCACCGTCGGCAGCAACCCTGCACTGCGCTTCGAGCCGCTGAATTGCCATCGCCAGTGCTCGCCGTGCAACACCCAGCTGTCCGGGAACATCGTCAATTACCGCATCGCGCTGGTGAAGCGGATCGGCGCCGAGGCGGTCGACTGGCTGGAAGGACCGCATGAGCCGAAGAAGTACACCATCGAAGAACTGAAGGCGATGACCGCCGACTACCGGGCAAAAACAAGAGAGCTGAAGGGGAGAGCAGCATGACATATCGCAACGTGG